TCACCGAGTATGCTCATGGATTCAATTGTTGGGCTTAGCCCATAGGATTTCATCATAATAACCGAGTCCATCACATCTTCTATCTGATATGGGGTTTCACGGGCAAACGTGTTCAGGTCTTCAAAGGTTTTATTCGCCGCCTCCTGGGACTTAAGCAGCGTCTTCAGCGTCGCTATATATTGCTCATTTTTACTATTTACATCGACAAAACTTTCGACAAGTTCTTTTATCTTTTTTGCCCCGTCTTGCACAATATTAAATCCGACCATAGCGGCGAAGAAGTCAACTGCAACTCCCTTCACTTTTTTAAACGCATTTCCCAGGCCTCCCAGCTCCTGTATGGCCCCTTTCGTGCTTTTCCCGACGGCGCTGAAAGCCCCAGATGTCTTGTCTTCCGCTGTCAGGATGATCTTAATTTCAGCCATGATCCTCTCTCCGGTTACGTCCCTGCACCGCCCTTGGGCGCGCTTGGTTTCAACTCCTTTTCAACGCTGGCGAGCAATTCTATATCCCGTCTACTTGCGCCGTATATCTTCAATACGGCCCCCGGGTCTACCAGGCCCTGCAGCGCAACGAGCCTGTCCCTGATCTCCAGGATGCGCCTTTCCGCAGGCCCGATCGGCGGGAGGATACAGCCTTTTTCTGTTTCGCAGTCAGGGGCAACACCATCTTTCTCCCGTATCTCCTCGCATGCCTCGCAGCACACACCAGGGTAATCCATTCTTGCCCTGATGTGCTCTATGAGTTTTTTTCTATCTGTACCCGCTCCCCTTCCATCAACAATTCGATATCCACACAGGTCTCGTTCACAAATCGGGCAAACGCCTGCCATTTACTCATCAGCAGGTCACAGTTTTCCGGCGAATACGGGAAGGGGGCTCCCTTGATGGTAAACCCTTTTTTCCCTGGGCGCGGCCTCCAGTCTTTGACTGCCCGGCGGCCAAGCAGCTTATCGGCGAGCGCGGCATCCATCTCTTCCACTCTCTGGTGTTTACTGAAGCTGATCCTTGTCGCCTTCTTTGATAACTGCTGCAGCTCGTCTCTCGGCACATACTCGAAAAGCACCTCCGCATCCTCGTCAAAGGGCACCCACGCCTGGAATGTTTCTTCGGTCAATACGCCTATATCCATGTTAAACCTCCTGTCAAATCATGGGGTGGAACCCAGGGCCGTCGATCGGGGACCCTGGATTCCGACTCTGTTTTTTCTATGCCAGCGGGTCAGTGGTCCTCTGGTTGATCCCCGTGATCCAGAACGGATCCGTGATCCCAGTCATGCCAGTAGGTGCTGCCACTGCTCCATGTACGACAAATTCAAGCGGCTCTTTAATGATCCCTGCCTCATCTGCCGGATCATCGTTCATAAGCTGCAGGTGCGGAAACTGGAGCATGAACTTCCGGTAATAGGTGGATGCGATCAGTCCGCCAGTAAAGGTTATATCCATCTTTTGCCGGGTATCCCCGCCGAGGATGGCGAGATATGTTGTCCCGGTATGGCGTGGGAATGTGAGTTTCAGGCGTATTTCCGGAGGACCGTCGTTTGTCGGCTCGTCGATCAGCTCCTGCACGTTGCTGCCGGAAGTATACTTGTACCCGCCGGTATATTCCCCCTTCAGTTTCCGCTTTGCGGTCAGCTCAAACGATGCGGGGTATACCTTGTCTCCGTCAGCGAGGGCGGCCCCTGATTGTGTGTTCATCCTGAAGATCCCCTGCGAGTAAAGTGCCCTGTTTGCCTGTTCGGAATAGGTCACGTTTGCAAAGGTCGCAAGGGTATTCGTCGTTGAATTTATAATCTTGTTGTCGCTGATGACATCAAAGATCACTTGGATGGGTTTGCCCACCTCGCCCTTGATGGTAATCCCTGCAATTTTCATTGACGGATGTTCTTCGATATAATTTTTCATGTATTTTGCGAAGGTCCCGAAGAACCCGTCTGTATCTGCCTTCCATTTATAGGTATATGAATAGGCGATCGTTGCCCCTTGTTGTACAGGGGCACCCGCGACCCCCATAAACATAGCGAGCAGAACGTCGAGAGAATCATACCGCACATATGCAGGGATGGTCCCCTCTACCTTTATCGTCCCGAGATTCCCGTCTTTTGAAAAAAATGTCCCGACCGAATCGTCCACTTCAACCGACATGTCCTTTTTGATCGCCGTCGGCAGCACCATGATCCCGTTGCCAGCGCCGCATGCAACCGCGGTACCCCATGCGGCAGCTTTCTTAAATGCCGCCTTAAGCTCTACTCCTGCGACTCCGTATGCCATGGCTTAGTCCTCCTTTTTTGATAGCCTGGAACGTTGAGCTGCGGGCTGAGAACCGCTTTGCTCTTCGCTCTCCCTTTTCTGTTCTGTAATGATTTTTTCAAATACCTCGTTGCCGAAATGCTCATCCTCTATCTCGTATTCCCGGCCCGTCTCGATGTACAGACCGGACATCGCATGTGTGCCGGTCACTAAAGCTTTAACCCTTATACGTGCCATAGACACCTCCTTTATATTGTAGGTGTAAACATCTACTGCACGGATATGCTCAGTTCGCCGTAATGGCAGAGCACTCTCCCGAACCATCTTGTATCAATACGTTCAACCTTCACCGGCCCAGCCATTTCAGCGAGCCCGTCAAGCGTGCTGTTATACCTGAATTTGGTCCGAATGTCCTCTATCTTCCCGTTGAACGTTTTTTCCGATTCGTCACTATCGTTCACCGCCATGTATCCCTTGATCGTATATTCATGTGTGGTGAGCTCCTCTGCGTTGCTGATATATTCAGCCGGGGCCGCTCTCCTGCCGAGCTCCCATCCCAAAATAGTCCCCGTAGCCGGATCTTTAAATAGCTCTATGAACGTTCCCCAATCGGCGGCCCACCTTTCATAATCGTAGACTTTCCCAATGCCTGACACGCTGCTTACCAATCCGTAGATCTTCGCCCTTACGGTTGATTCACTCATTTAATGCCCTCGTTATTGTAAAACCAGCCCGCTGGAAGATTCCCTCTACGTGCGGCCATTCGCTGTCCCACGTGGCCGCAAACATTTCTGCACCCGGGAATCCCTTCCTTCCTATCGAGCGCCGGACGATAAATTCTATTCTCCGGGCCTCCGTCATCGGTATTTGCATTTTGAACATAATCCATTGCAACAGGTACCCTTTAGGAGGCATTGTTTTTCCCGCCGTCCTGCCCTTTTCGATCACTTCGCCGTACTTGCTCTTATGACCCACTACTCCCTTTATCACCGGCGCGCCTTTTTCTTCCACCTCTCCGTGGATGGTTGCCAAAAGGCCTCCTTTTACCCCTCCTACTCCACGTGGGGTATTTTCTCTGACCTTTCGTTCCAAGTATGCCACCGCTTCATACATCGCGCCCAGGAGGGGTCCCCGTATGGTTTCCGGCGCCTTACCTTCGAATATCGTCCCCTTTGTAGAAACAACCGCCTTCAGGTCCATCAGCCTATCTCCTCCTCCTCGCAGATCTCGGGTGCGTCAGCCTGTCAGCCCCCCCGGGATAATTCATCGTCATGTCTGTACAGGCAGCCGCTGCGGGTGTCGTATCGTCCTCTTTTACGCCCATGTGTTCCTTATATAATTTGCGCAATTGCTTCGCCCTGGCTGTTGCCTCCGATGATTTGCTCCGGTAGTTCACAACGTCCGCGTTGATCGTTGAGTCCCCTGTTTGCAAAAAGATATTCGCGAGAATCTCAAGACAATGCGCTGCTGCGAGCTGGTAAAAAGAATAAAGGTCTATGTCCGGAATATCATCGGCCGTGCGGAGCATCGTGTAGGTGACGCGCACACGATCCGTTGCGGCCAGCGTGAAATTGAGCGTCACTATCCCGCTGCGGTCCGTGATGTAATAGTCCTCTTCGTCGAGCACTGTCGGCGGGAAATCCCCTATCGGGTATTCGATGGACCTGACAACGGAGAACTCCGGGGTCCAGCCGGCGGGGAGATTCACCTGGCTCGTGCCGTCGCCGTATATGTCGTCGATGACGGGAAGCGGCTTGATGCGGGAATATTCCATCAGGGCCGCGCTGATGCCGGTTTCGTAATCGTCCGGGTTTGTGAGTTTCCCGGAATCGTCCTTTACGATCGCGATCACCTCGGCCAGGATATCGACAAGTGTGCTCATGCTTCCTCCGGATATTTAGCCAGGCACAGCCCGGCCCATGCGACCGTCACCACCGCTATGGGCACGATCTGCCAGATAAACCACACGCCGGCGCAGATGCATGACGCCAGCAAACCATAGAAGGGCAGCCGGCCGGGGCTTTTCCACCCGCGCCACAAGATATGCCCCAGGGCGGAAAGCAATAGAACAAGCCCGGGGATCCCGGCGGCGAAAAGGATCTCGATGTACTCGTTGTGGGCCTCGAAGTAAAAACGCTCCGGATATCGTTTTGTCTTATAGTACGCCTCTGCATTGCCGGAGGTGATCTTGTTCGCCGTTGCCAGGAACATGCCTTTGTCCTCGACTTCGAGATACAGCCTTTTCCGGTCATCAACGAGCAGTTGCGTCGGTGTGCTGAGCAAGGGCACTACCGTGCAGAATTGCCCGTATCCCCATCCGCGAAAAGGTTTCTGCAGGGCGATGAACGTGCTCTCTTTCCAGGTCTGCACGCGTGAGTTTTTGTGACTCTCCCAGTTGAACGGATCGGCGAACATCACATAACCCGCACCGGCGGCGAGCACGAGAACAACAGCCGCAATGCGCACCGTGACGATTTTAATGCGCCTGGATAAACCATAAAAATAAAAATAACGAGGGCGCGCCGACGATAAAAAATAGACAATTCCGACCGCGCCGGCGGCCATCATGCCTGTTGTCGCCTGTGCCATCACGAGCCCCGCCAGCGGGATGGGCGCAAGCCATACCCAGCGGCGCCGGAAAAACGCGGGCAGGCATACCGCCATGAGAGCAGATGTCTCTCCGACGTTGGTCTGCAAGCCGACGATGGTATGACTCCCCCCGTAGACCGGCCGGTACCCTATTGTCAGATCGGCCACCTGCAGGACCTGCCATAACACCGTAGCGATCGCGTACAGGCATATGAGATTGTATATCCTTGTGTTTGACACCGGCACCCGGGACAAAAGATACAGACCTCCGCCGTAAATAACGGCAGTTAGCGCCGCAAGGATCGGGGTCAACGGGTGGGTGTAGAAACATATCGCCGTCCATATCAAAAACAGCCCTGCAGGAAGCGACCGCAATAACAATTGCAGCCCGATGGCGGTCACGATTGCATAAGTAAACGTCATATATCTGTCCAGTCTGGTGTTCCCGCTCGTAGCAAATAAACAGACCCCGGCAAAAAGCGCGATCATCGTCAGGGCATTGATAATACCCCGGGCATTTATAGCGCCGCTCAATTTGTTGTAAGACCAGGGGGAGATCTTCCTCCCCCATCGTCTTATCTGTCTGTTTACGATGCGCATCGTACCGCGCCTACTGCCTCTTTACCGGCACGACTACCGTCAGATCGGTCAGGGACGGGCTGGTGCCTGTCATGTTAAGGATCACGCTGAGCGTGGCCTCATCCGTTATGGACGGCGTTGTGGCCAGCGTACCGTCGGTCACTGTGGCGGAGCTTATTATCTGTACAGGTGTCGTCAACAGTGAAGTGCTGCTCGCCTGCAGGTCCACGGTCTGGCTCGCCACGTTCGACGTCCCTGAAACCGACCTCGCGAATACCGATACAGAGAGCACCCGGTACGGCCAGGGGACCTTAAACTGGATGGGCGTGACGGTTGACGTGAACGTGCCGCTCACATGGAATACCCATGTTTCATATCCTGTGCTTCCCGTCGACGGGTTATCGGGTGCCGCCTGCACCGGTATGCTAAAGGCGAGCAACGCCAGGATCATCATCATTATCAAACTTGCCTTGAATCTTTTCATTGGATAACCTCCTTTTTTTATGCGCGGGGGAGGAAGGGCCGGGGGATAACCTCCGGCCGCCGCCCGTACCCCATGCTGAGTTTACACAACCGACTTGTCAAGGCCGCGGTAATCGATCACCTCGACCTCATATTCATGCCGCATCTTGTACTGGATCTTGTCCGCAACGAACATCTGCCCCACGAGGGGGTTGTCGGCAACAAAAAGCTCCGGCTCTTTCTGCCCGTTGAGATAGGCGATCTCCATGATCTCCACTTCGCTCTTGTCGGCGATAAGCCCCCAGTCGTTGGTGTCGGTCGTGAGCGGCAATGTGATGATCCGCTCATGGTTTGCCCCGAACCTTCCCGCGTGCGGGTTGCCGCCCGCCACACCGGGCCAGGGGGAATTCAGGCCGTATGCTATTGATTCCAGCTCGATGGGTATCCATTCATATAGCGGACGCAGCGCGAGCTTCTTGCTGGAATCCTGTTCGGTCTGGTTGAACATGGCGGTGAGCCTGTTATAGAGCGTCGCCACGCCGGTTGCGTCATTGGTGAGCGTCACCGCGCCGAGGTTGGCGTGGTCGGCGTGAAATATTGCCTTGGAATCGCCGTCCCATGTGGCATTGGTGATGATCTTGTTCCAGACTCGCTGTGCCTTGGTCCTTCTTGCCGCGCGGGAGAGGCGGGAAACGAGTGTCTGGACGCTCTTTATGTCGTCGTTCATGACGACCTTGCGGGTGACCGTCAGGATGACCCCTTTCTGGTTCACCGCGTATGAGATCTCTGCGTCGGTCGGCATTGCAATCTCGACGTAATCTGCGGTTTCAGGGTCCACGTCAGGCAGGTCCCCGAAGTAGCCCACCAGGACCGATTCCAGTGTCCGGAAATCGCGGGCGTTCCGTTCGTAGCTGATGAGCGCGCCCTCCTTGAAATCGATGGCCTTGTAATCCTGGACCATGCGGCGGTATAGCGTGTTGCCGAGGACATAGGTGAAGCTCGATGTGCTGTATGCCGCGGGGAGGCGCATCATTGACATGAGCTGTTCGCCGATCTTCTGTCCTTCCCTGCTCACGCGGCCCGTGACGTCCCCGTCGCCGGTGATCTGTTCATAGGCGGCCCTGAGGGATCGCATGGGGCTTACGTTCCTGTGCCGTTCATCGACCTCGACGCCGAAGAGTATGTCCATCGCCGCCAGGATCTTCTCGCCCTCTACGCTGCCGAGCCTAAACATCACGCCGACCTCCACCGATCCC